CGCTGTTAAAGGTTCAATCTATTACACAATAGATGGATAACAAGTAATTCAGTAGGCATCTAACTACCTTCTCTGTTAGTGTAAGTCCTACATTTTTTTAAGGAGCAATATGACAAAGATTGATATATGTAATCACGCTTTGCTTAAAATTGGAGCGAGTAATATTGCTTCTCTTGACATAGATCAAAATACAGATAATGCAACAGTACAAAGTGCAAAGCTTTGTAATATTCTTTTTGATCAAGCACTAGAAGAAGTATTAAGAACTTATCGTTGGAATAGTGCATTAAAAAGAGCAACTCTCTCTAGACTTACAGAAACACCAGCTTTTAAATGGAAATTTAAATATCAACTTCCAAATGATTGTGTACGAGTATTAAATGTATATGATGAAGAAGAAGCATTTGATGATAGAACAGAATATGTTGTAGAGGGTAGAACTATTCTTTGTGACTATGATCAAGTATTTTTATGTTATGTTTCTAAAGTAGAAGATGTAAATATATTAGATGCTTTTGTAACACAATGCGTTATACAAAATTTAGCAATAAAACTTTCTGTTCCTATGCAACTTGACCAAGTTATGCAAAATAATTTAATCAAAGAATATAATGATGTGATTCTTCCTATGGCTAGAAGTGTTGATACATTAGAAAATAAATATTGGGAAATGGAAGAAAGTGATTTTATTTTATCAAGATATAATGAAGAACCAATAATCTAATGGCTATTAATTACACACAAGCTTTTAATGCAGGAGAAGTATCTAGAAAATTAGATGGTCGTAATGATTTAGAAGCATATAAAACTGGTTGCAGAGATTTAGATAATTTTTTTGTATTACCACAAGGCGGTGTAGAGCGTAGAGCGGGATCAGAGTTTATTCAGTTTACAGGAACAGATGGATCAAATCCAGCTAGAATAATAGAGTTTGATTTTTCTAGTGATGTATCTTATGTCATAGAGTTAGGTACAGATTATGCTAAAGTACATTATACACAAAGTGGAACTGACCTTGTAGTTAATGTTACAGAAATAGATAATATTGATTATACTACTACAGAACTTCGTCAAATACAATTTAATCGTAGATTTGATACATTAATACTTACTTGTCCTACAAAAGAAACAATGGTATTTAAACGTACAACTATTGCTCCTACATTTACTATAGAAAAAATTTCATATACATATCCACCATTAAGGGAAGAAAACATTACTTCTACTACTATTGATGCTAGTGCTGCATCAACAAGTGCTTTTACAGGAACTAATACTTTATTAGCTAGTAGTGCAATATTTTTTAAAGGTCACGAAGATTCAACGTGGGGATTAGAGCATATAAGAGATGCAAATAAAAAAGAAATAGCTGATACAAGAACAGCTGGTGCTGAAGATGCTAACAGTAGTAATTTAGATGTTAGTTTTTCTAATTGGTCTTTTACAACAGATGGAACTTGGAAAGGTAGTTTAGTTATTCAAAGAAGTATTGCTGGTGCAACTTTTGAAAATTATGTAGTTATAGCAGATACTACAGGAGGTGTAGCAAGAAACTTTACATATGCTTCAACAACACCTGAAGATGGTAATACTAGAATAAGAGCAAAGTGGGTATTAGATAGTGGTACGCAAGATTTTAAATTTAGTTTAGAAACAGATAATATTTATCATAAAGGATTAGTAAAAATTACTTCAGTTGCAGGAGCAGATGTTGTTATAGGAACTGCTGCTTTAAGTTCTAATACTGTTACTATAGATACTTCATCTGCTCACGGATTGTCTACAAATGATTTTGTGTTAATTAGTGGATTAGGATTTTCAACAACAGACCCTAATGGTATACACCAAATAACTGTATCAGATTCAGATACATTTACATATGCTTTAACAGGTGCAAATGAATCATATACAGAATCTTCAAGCTCTATAATAGAAGCTACATCAAGAGCAAGTGCAACTATAGTTTCAATGATAGCTGGTATAGATGATACGTCTGCAAATCCTGCAGCAACTATACATTGGGCAGAAGCATCTTTTTCTACTTATCGTGGATTTTCTCCAGCATCAGAATTTTTTGAAAATAGATTATGGCTTGCAGGTTCTAAAGATGAACCAGCAGATTTATTTGGAAGTAAGTTTAATGAAATATTTAGTTTTCTTGTAGGTACACTTTCTACAGATGCTATTAAACGAACAATAGATTCTCCTGAAGAACCAAAATGGTTAGAGGGTAAAAGATATTTATTTTTAGGAACAGCAGGAACAGCAGTATCAATTCGTTCAGCTAATAAAGATGCTTTAATTACACAAAGTAATATTACTACATTAACTGAAAATGCTTATGGATCAGCAGCATTACAAGCAGAAATAGCAAATGATGTTATTATTTATGTACAACGAGATAAATTAAAAATTAGAGAATTAGTATATGCACAAGGAGAAGATACATTTGTAGGTAATGATTTAAATTTAATTAGTGAAGATGTAACAGATTCAGGTGTTGCAGAAATGTTTGTTCAAAAAGAACCTAATCAATTAATATGGTGTATTAAAGAAAATGGCGATGCTTGTGTTATGACATATGAAAGAGGTCAACAAGTTAGAGGTTGGGCAAGAATTACAACAGATGGAGAATATTATAGTGCTGCAGCTATAAATGATTCAGGAGAAGATATAGTATGGGCTTGTGTAAAAAGAGATACAAAATACTGTATTGAAAAATTTCATTTGCGTAAAGATTTAAATTGGTATGTAGATTCAGGAAAAGAATTTACAAGCACAAGTAAATCAATAACTGCTTCTTCTATATCAGCGGATATTACTATTACTGCTAATAGTCACGGATACTCTAATGGAGATTTTGTTAGAATAAAAGGTACAATATCAGATCAAATTAATGGAAATGTATTTAAAGTTTCTGATTCTGCAACAAATACATTTAAAATAAAAAACACAGATGCTTCTGCTTACATATTTTATAATAATACAAATAATATAATAGTATCAGGAGCAGTAGAAAACTCTGATTTTAATGGTACTTGGGAATTAACAAGTGATAATGTGTGGACAAAAGGTAATTTATTTATTGAAGTAGATCAACCTAATGAAACTCAATTTCGTTGGAGTTTAAAAGGAGGAGATGAAGGAGAAATAGAATTTAGTTTAGGAGCTGATCATACTACATTAGCTTCTTTATTAAATACACAATGGTGGGCAGTTAATTATGATAATAGTAATGTAGATCAACGAGCATTTAGAAGTGCAACATTTAGTTTTGGTACAGGAGCAACTGTTCAACGAGTATATAATGAAGTTACAGGTTTAAATCATTTAGAAGGCAAAACAGTACAAGTTATAGGTGATGGTAGTTTTATAAAAGAAGATACAGTATCTAGCAATAAAGTAACTACAGATGAATATTATGGTACTTTATTAGCAGGATTAAAATTTACATCAACATTACGACCTATGCCTATAGAGCCAGTATTAGCGGGTAGGTTATCACAATCAAGAGTAAAAGCAGCATCTAAAATTATAGTTAGATTTTTTAAAACAAAAGGTGCAAAGGTTGGGGAAGCTGGCAGACAACTAACTACTTATAATGTAGTAGACACACAAGACCCTGCTGGACAATCAATAGAACTTAAAACAGAACAACAAAGATTTTTTGTTGCATCAGACTATGAAAGAGAAAAACTTATTGAAGTAAGTCAAGATTTACCCTATTCTATGACTGTGTTAAGTATTGCATCAATCGTAAATGTGGAGGGAATGTAATGGCTTTACCAGCAGTAGCAGTAGGAATACAAGCAGGAGCATCAATACTTGGTGGTATTTTTGGAAGACGTTCAGCTAAAAAGAAAGCAAGAGCTGCAAGAGCTATGGCACAATATAATGCTAGTGTTGCAAGAATGAACGCAGAGTCTGAAGCACAAGCTATAGAAAGTCAAGAAAGAAGATTAACTAAACAACAACGTGAGCTACAAGCACAACAAGAAATGAGTGTAGCAGGTAGAGGTGGAGTTTTAGCAGGCGGAGATTTACTTTCATTTTTAGATCAAGCACAGGAAATGCAATTAGATAAATTAGAACTTATAAGACAAAGAGATTTAGCAACTATAAGTGGTGAGAATAGAGCTAGAAGTATTATTTATCAAGGAGAACAACAAGCAGCTGCAGCTAGAGCAGAAGGTAGAGCGGCTATGACTCAAGGTATATTAGGTGCAGCAGGTTCTATAGCAGGTGGATTTGCTTCAGGAACTTTAAATATTCCAACTAAACCAATGAATTATCCAATAGCACCAATAGGATCATTACAAACATTTTCAAGAACTAATATTGGATTCAGACCTCGTAATATATTTTAATAGGAATTAATTATGGCAATACCACTACCAAAATATAAACAACAAGTAAGAGTGTCAGGCAAAGGTGTAGCACAAACTATTGACCCAAGTGCAACTATTCGTGCTGCTGGTGCTGGTGATGAATTAATGGCAAAAATTGTAACAGATGCTGGCGGTATAGCATCAGATTATTTTAATAAAAAAGCTGAAGTTCAAGATAAAGCAACTTTAACAAGAATTACACAAGAGCAAAATAATTTATTATCTACTATAGAACAACAGAAACAAGATGCTTTGTTTGGTAGAGGAGATTACGAAGGCAATGCTTTATCTATAAATGAGTTATATGAAAAAGTAACAAAACCTGAATTAGATAAATTTCAAAATAAAATTAATCAAATACAATTTAATTTTAATGAAAATAAACAAAAAGTAGATGCATCAGTAAATAATTATTTACAACAAATAAACACAAGAGAACTTGTAGAATTAAATCGTATAGAAATAGAACAATATAATTTTGATAGATTACAAGGTGCATTTGATTTAGAATATAAAACTGGTATATTACAAGATGAATTAAACATTTTAAAAAAAGACCCAGTAGCAAATGCTGACCAAATAAAAAAACACGAAGCAAAAATTAATGCTAATAAAATAGCATATGAAGAAGATTTTAAAGATTTAGAAAGAACAACAAAACCTAATGTTATAAAAGAAAAAAGATCAACATTTGCATATAATGCTTTAGCTGGTCAAGTACGACAAACACAACTTGATTTACAAGCAAATGATATTAATATTAATCAATACCGAGAACAAATGTTTAAATATCAACAGTCTATAAAAGATAATAAATTTATGGCTCCTAATTTAAAACAAACATTAGAAAATGAAATAATTAGTAAAATAAATGCTGGAAATATAAAATTTTCTAAAGATGTATTAAAAACAGAAGTTTTAATTCAACGGAGTCTAAATTCTGAAGATGGATTTACTCCTGAAACTTTACAAAAAATTGAATTAACTTTTGGAAAAGAACTATCAGATATTTTAATTAAAGAAGTTATAACAGTTGAAACTGTTGGTGCATTAGCTGGAGAAAATTATGGAAAAATTAAAGAATTAACTGAAAGATTTACAGAAGCTAATGACCCACAAGCTTTTGAAGAATATGTTGTAGCTGTTGGAAAGGAACTACCTCCTAAAGCTGCTGGAATAGCTGTAAAGCTTGGACAAGTTTTATTAACAGAAATGTTAGAAGAAAATCCTACATTAAGTGCTGAAAAAGTATTTTTAAAACCATCAATGTCTACTTTTGGAGGAGCACCTACAGAAACAAGAAAAAAATTATTTATACCATACAACGGACAAGCTAAACAGTTACTAGATGATATATTAGACAAAGGAGAAAAAATGCCTTTTCAAACTAATAAGGAAAGAAAAGATTGGGAACAGTTTACAGAATCAGCAACATTATCTTTAATAGAAATGTTTCTTTCAACTGAAGAACCTCCTACACAAGAAATGATTGAAGATTGGAAAAATAAGTGGTCAATTCCTTCAAGTGTACAAATGGCTGAAAATACTTCTGTTAGTACTCCTATGTTAAAATCAATTACAGAAGATGAAAAAAATCAAAGATTTTTAGATTCACTAGGATTAGAATAATGACATTTGAAGAATATGCAACTAGAGCTGTAAAAGAATATAATATTACAGATCGTCAAAAAATTATTGATGGATATAATAAATTTTCTGCACCTTTAAATTCAAATTATGCTGCTCATATGTCTTTAAATAAAGGATTAGCTAGCAATGCAACTCCTGAACAACGAGCTTTAATAGATAATAGTTTATCAGAAGATGATAAAGAAATGTTAGAAGCTAAAAACTTTTATAGTATTCGTGATAATAAAAATTATACTAATGAAGAAGTTGAAGCACAAATAGAATTTGAATATGGCAAAGATATTAAAATTAATAGAGTAAATAGATTAAATAAAAAAGCTTTTTATCAACAACGTAATAGAGATAGTTTAAAAGCGTTTGGATTAAATTTAAAATCTATAGGTCAATCATCACCATCAGCAGTTAAAGATTTTGTTGATTTTTCCAAAAAGTACAAAATTTATCCTATTTTAAACAACCTTAATTTGGGAGTAATATCAGCAGCAGATTTTGCAATTAAACAAGTAGAAAAAAAAGACCCTGATTATTTTAATGAAATGCAAGCAAAGGCTAATGCAACTGCTGAACGTGCATCTAAACTTCAAGCTAAATACTTATTAGAATCTGATGTAGGATTTGTAGAAGCAATACAAGATAATAGATGGGACATTGTTGGTAACAGAATAGGTAATGCTTTAGCGTTTGAATTACCTAAACTAACAGCTCAAATAGGATTAGCTTTAATGACTAAAAATCCAATGGCAGCAGTAGGTTTTGGAGGAGTAACAGCAGCAGGTCAAGAATACGCATCTATGGAATTAGCAGAAGATGATTTAACAAAAAGAGTATTACAACCTTTTGGAGTTGGAGTTGTTAATATAGTTACAGAAAAACTTGGTACAGGTAAAATTCTTGATGATTTAATGAAAAGACAAATAGGTGAAGGTATTTCTAAATCTATAGTTAAAGAAGGATTAAAAGGTATAGGCAGAGGAGGTATATCTGAATCATCAGCAACTATTGGTGAGAATGCAATAGCTAAAGCATTTGGTGAAGAAATAGGATTATTAGATAATGCGTTATTATCAGGTATTGTAGGATCAATATTAGATGGTAGTGTTGCTGGTCTTGGTACAGGTTTTACACAAGGAGATGCAGTACGAATAAGAAAACAAAATTCTAATCAACAAATAGATACAATAGTAGAACAAAGTCCATTGTTAAATCAAAATTCTGAAACAGCACAAGCTGCAACAGAAGCATTTAAAAATCCAACTGAAGAAAATATTGATAATTTAAATAAAGTTTTATTTGATGACACACAAGAACGAAATGCTGTACAAGAAAAATTAAAACAAGCGGAAGAAGAAACTGCACAAGAAGTTACTCCTACAGAAGAAGTTACACCTGAAATTACTAAAATATATCACGGAACAAATAAAAAATTTGATGAATTTGGAGATCAAACTATATTTTTTACATCAAGTAGAACATTAGCAGAAAAAGGATATGAAGGTGCAGCTGGTAAAGGTATAGTTGTAGAAAGACAATTTAAAGAAGGAGATTTAAAATTTGCTGATAGAGCATTAGAAGAAAAATATTTAAAATCTCAATTAGAACAAATGGGTTATGATGGAATTAAATATGATGATGGAGATGCTGATATTGTTTATGAAATATGGAATCACGAAAAATTATCTAAACCTACAGAAGAAGTTACTCCTACACCAACTGAAGTTAATTATAATGAATTATCATTTAAAGAATTAAGAAAACTAGGTAATGAACGTAATATTAAAGGTCGTTCAAAAGAAAGTATAATAAATAAATTAAAAGAATCAGATTCTATAAAACCTGTAGAAATAGTTAGTCCAGTTAAAAAAGAAGTTCCTAAAGAAGTTTCTACTGAATTTAAAGAATTAACTGATAATAATTTTGAAGAATATAATTTACAAAATCCTGAAACAAAAGTTGTTAAATCAAGTAGGTCTAAATTAGCTAATGATATTGTAACCCCGTTGTTATCATTGGTTGAAGAAATATCTCCTAAATTAGCAGTTAGATTAAAAAAATATGAATTTGATGTTTCAAAAAGAAAAGCTAAAGCAGGTGAAGATTTAAAACTATTTTTAAATGAATACCAAGAAATTGCTAAAAAAGGAGATTTTGAATATACAAAATTAAGTAATGCTTTAACGAATGGAGATTTTAAAACAGCAGAAAAATATTTATCAAAAGAATCTATATCTTCTGTTAAAAAATATTTAGAAAAAACAGCAGATGAATTACAAGAAGTAGGTTTTGATTTTGTACAAAGAAGTAACTATTTTCCAAGAAGGGTTAAAGATTTATCTTTGCTTTATAAAAAGTTAGGTAAGCAACAAACAGGAGTTATTCAAAAAGCTTTATTAGACGAACAAGAAAAAGCAAGTGAACAAGGTTATACTTTAAGCTCAATGGAGGAATCAAAAATTGTAAATAATATTCTTCAAGGTTTTTATAAAACTGGAACAGGGGCTAAACCTAAAAATGTTAAACAACGAACAATAGATGAAGTTACAATGGATTTAGATCAAGCTTACTATAGTGCAGGTGAATCATTAAGTATGTATATAAATGATATATCAGATGCAATCGAAACTAGAAAATTATTTGGGAGAGATTTAGATTTAACGGAAAATGGAAGTGCAGTAAAAGTAAACGAAACTGTTGGAAACTATATTAATAATTTAATAAAAGAAGAAAATATAACTGACCCTAAAGATCAATCAAAATTAATAGAATTATTTAGAATAAGATTTAATGTTAGACCAACAGGTGCAATTACTAGAGTATATAAAGGTGGTGTTAATTTATTATTATTAGGTCAAATACAAAATGCTATAACTCAATTTGGAGATATGACATATTCTATATATTTTAATGGTTTGAAAAAAACTATAGAAGCAATAGCTAATAAAAAAGATATAACTACAGAAAGTTTAGGTATAACTCAAATAGCAGAAGAATTTAAAGAAACAAAAGATATATTTAAAGTTGTAAATGCTTTGTTTAAACGTACTGGTTTTAGACGAGTAGATCAGTTTGGTAAAGAAACATTTTTAAACTCAACTATTAAAAGTTATCAAGATCAAGTAAAAAGTGGTAAATTAAGTAAAAAGAAACAAGATTATCTTGATATTACATTTGACAATAAACAGCAAAGAAATCAAGTTATTGAGGATTTAAAAAATAATAAAATAACAGATGATATTCAATTTTTAGCATATAGCACTTTATTAGACATACAACCTATTACCATATCTAGTATGCCACCTGCGTATATAGAAACTCCTAAATTAAGAGCAGCTTATGCTTTAAAAAGTTTTACTATAACTCATTTAAACATTATAAGAAAAGAAGGTGTTGATGATATTGTTAATGGTTTAAGTAATTTAAAACAAGGTGGATTAGCACAAGCTGGAATTGGAGCAAGTAATTTAATAAAATTAGCTACTGTATTTTTATTATGTAATATATCAACAGATATTATAAAAGATTTATTATCAGGAAAAGAAATTTATCTTGATGATATAGCTATTAATAATTTATGGAAGTTTATTGGTCTATCTCGTTATCAAGCAGAATATATAAATAAACCTAGTGATCAATGGGCTAGTATAATTATGCCTCCTATTCCTTACATAGATAGTGGCAAAAAGGATATAAAAACTTTTGAGAAGTTCCTTAAAAAAGGAGAAAACTTCAATCCACTAGAGTTAGAGTCTGTAAGATATTTGCCTATTTTAGGTCAAACTACTTATTATTTAGCAGGAAAAGGAAAAGAAAAAGAGAAAAAGAAAGTTAAACAAAAAAGAAAAGAAAAATTAAAATCAGGAGAAAAATTATATTTTTAACTTGACATTGCAATATAAGGTGTAATACAACAATTAACGGAGGTTCGGTATGGCGTTATCAGGTACAG